GACGTCAACCTGGCAATCATGGTACAGATCCCTAGGGCTACAGCTCCAGAGCCGCCACGCGATGTCATGACGATTGATGTTGAGCCAGCGTCCGGATAACTTCTGTTTGCCGGGCATGTTCAGCGCGCGCATAAACGTGTGTGTTTGTAACATGGATAGCGCGCAGGTATGCACCTGTTTACCGGACACCTGCGCATGTGGCATGTGTGAGGCGGCCGCCCGCCTTCCCTGCGGTACGCCTCCTATTGCGCCGGCGCGCATGACCGCTGCCCTGTGCCCCCGGTGTGGCCCCCCCCGTTTCCCCTTTTTGGAAATGGTTCCGCCGTGGGTCAAGCTGGAGTATAGCCACGCCCACAGATATGCAGTTTTCCGGTAGCCACGCGCTCAGATACGAGCTTTTCCTGTGGGTTTGTTCGCTTGTGGGTGCCCCCATTCGGGATCGGGGAAAGTGGTTCCATCGAAGGGATTGCTTCCCCACTACAGAAGTAGGAGAATATGGTTTGAGGTTTTCCACGCGCACCAGTTTCATGCCTGAGCAGGATAAGCCGGTGGTTCGTTGGCGGCACAACGAGAACTGTGGCGGGTGGTGGATGAGGACGACCGGGGCAGACGAGTGGCTGTGGTGGATGCGGGAAGATGCGCGGGTGGAGGTTTCGGAGCAAGATCTTGCCGCGTGGGTCCTGAATCCATCAGGTGTGGCAATGTGTTGACATGACATGACAACAGGCGTACGCTTGTAATGTCATGACACACAGCGACGTGATCCAGATTCGGGTGTCCCCTGCACAGCGGGCGGCATACCAAAAAGCAGCGAACCAAGAGGGGATGAAGTTAGCGCAGTGGATGCGCAGGGTTTTGGATAGGGAAGCTGATCCGGACCTTTCGAAGTCTGGGCAGCGGTATAGCGGGTTGGCGCACGAGAGGCGATATGAGCCGATGGAGTAGGTTGGTGGCGGCATGAACGAAGGCAAGTACGCGGTATACCAGATGGACGGCAAGTGCGCTGGGGTGTGGGCGATCGTCGCAGAGGTAGACGGCGGGCGGGTGATCTTGCATGCCTCGATGACTCCCGAGGAGATGGCGCAGCACCCTGATCGGAATTCGGATGGGACGGTGAAGTCCGCATGAACGTAACAGATAAGGCGATAGCGGGGTGGTTCCATTCGGACGGGAATCCAGTTGTGGCGGATCTCCTTGGGCGTCCGGACAATGCGCCACAGATTCCTGATGGATGGGTGTGGTGGCGAGATCCGCAGGCGCGGCGCCGGTTGCTCGGGGAGTACAATTCGAGCGGCGCGCCGATGGCGACGGTGGTCGCATACGCATACGACCCCACGGATGCGGTGCTCCAAGATGGCGGGAACTTTAGGGATGCTGTCGAGCGCGGCGCGGCCAAGGCGTTCCGCTTCTACCCGGTGCGCGCGATGGCTAGCACGTTCGCGCTGACTCTTGATTCCTTCGAGGCGATGCTTCCTCCGGATAGGGCGGTGAAGGCGTGACATTTATCGATGCGTTCAACGGCTATTGCCATGAGCCGCAGCCGATTGAGTTCTTTATCCTCGACGGGTGGGAGCCAACGCCGGAGCCAGAATCTCCCCTTTCTTCGGTAGTGGCCGACGTGATGTTTCTGGAGCCGTGCGGATGCCAGTGGGTGAAGTTTTCGCATCGGGACGGGAACAACTTCTGGTGGCTGTTCCGGGGGAACGAGGTGGTTTGTACGAGAGGGCACGAGGAGCCGAAGTGAGAAAGTATTGCGAGCCAGCAGTGGTGTACGCTCCGCAAATCGTCACGACGACGTGGTTCAAGTTGTGGGCGTTTCGCTGCGGCAATTGTTCGCGCGATGCGGTCAGGTGGGCGTTTTTTGGCAAGCCCAAATGTCCGTATTGCCAAAAGCGGAACTGGCCGGCGTTCGAGGTGTATTTTTGAATGCGGAAACCCTCTAAGTGCTGGATATGGCAATGACGAACGCAGCGTTCATATTGATGTGTTCGGTGGCTGTCGGCGCGGCGGTGGGCATCATGCTCGCGGTGCTGCGGTCGGCGCGAAAGTTCCAGCCGCCAGTGTACCGGCGGGTGCTCAACGAGACGGACCAGTCGGTGGCGCTGGAGTGCGGACATGCTTACGCTTTGGTCCGGCATCGGCGGGCGACGTTTCCTTGTGAGTGCTGCACCCAAGAACGCAATGCGAAGGCCGAGTAAGCGCTGGATACCGCCGAGCGACGAGGTGATGCGCCAGATTTTCGGCCCGAAGTGGGGGCAGCGGAGGCAGAACGATGCAGTGCCCGTCGGGGAAACACCGGCATCCATCGAAGGGCGCAGCGGAAGCGCACCTGCGGTCGCTACTGCGAGTCGAGCCTGAATATCGCGGCCATGTCTACCCGTGTATCGAGTGCCGGGAATGGCATGTGGGGCGACTGAAGAAGAACGCGCACGTCAACAAATTTCAAATTTCATAATGCGGTCGATGACCGCCGCTATGTATAACCAACAGCAGTACAGCAACACCACACTGAATGGCGGTTCTTTCGTCGTAGGGGCAGTACCAGCACCTCCGCCGACGGACCAAACCCTCAATATTCGCGCCGCGCAGTTGGCGGAAGGCATGGAGCAGACCAACATGCGGCTTGCAACACTTCGCGGGAAGTTGTTTGGGGAGGGAGAATCAGCCCCGATTCAGCCACCGCAGGCAAATGGCCCCCTGCCATCAGTTTCCAGTTGCATTGCTCGCGCAGAGCAAGAGTTGCAGGTGGCGCATGACCAGCTTGCGTCGATCCTGAATAGGCTGTAGCGATCTCCCGTCGTACGTCTCGGCCGGCAGCCGGCGCGTCGTCTGACGATGCGTTGAACGTGCGAGGCGTACGGCGGGCACGAATTTGATGCTGGCGTCGGCACGACGGATCGTGCGGGCAGTGCGGGCTACCCGAAGTCGCGAGTAGGGTAGGCGTCACGACAACCGATGGGTGATACCCACGGCTCCCGCCGCTTAAGTCCGGGGATACAGGCGCGACCTGGGCCGGTAAAGAGCGACTACCGGGGACCTAACCCGGACGTCAGCATCAATCGAATGGAGCACTGAGCGCGTCCTCGTCCGCGCATGGGCGGTTCCGGTTCCTCCGACTGGACCGCCCGCTCCAAAGATAAACGCCATGGAAGCGAGCAAGATTATCGGCGTGGCTTTCCGCTGCCATGATGGCACGGTGGTCCCGCTTCTCCGTCCGGCAAGGCACTTTAACCTGCCGCCCGCGCTTCCCGATGGTGTACGCATGACGCAGGAAGGCCAAGGCTTTGTCGATGCGTCGGGGCGATTCCTGGATCGAGAAACAGCCCGATCCCGCGCCTTGGAGACTGGGCAATGCAAGCTACCGAGACATGGCAGGCTGCTGTTCTCTGAGGATCTTTGGTAGCCTGATCCGCCGGACCACTCGCTGAGAACGGGCGCCCGCCCGCGAAACCCTCCAAAACGTAAATCCACGAATTTGTTTGCCGTGCCGCCATCCCGGCGTTATCCTACAGGTGTAGGAAATGAAGTGAATGACCCGGCGCGCTCTCTTCGCTTTCGCAGTTCCCTTGATGGACGAATCGCCGAAGAACCAGCTTGCCGCAGTAGCGAACAACTTCAACGAGCAGTTCATCAAGTGGGCGAACGCCTTCAATAAAGTGAAGCCGGGAACGATAGACGTCGCGGAGAACGAAGCATTTACTCCACTGATGCAGATGTGGCGCAAGGTTGAGCGCCTTCGTGGCGATTGGATAAGGGGAATATGACGCTACGTAAGATCGCCGACATTCCGGAGCCATGCCGGAACCCGCAACATGATCCGCCGAGCATGATTTGTCTGAGCCCCGGCGTTTACGAGCATACCTGCCCTGGGTGTGGGGCGCGCGTGCTCTTCACGGTCCCGTGGGTCTCCTGCCACGTACAGCCGATGGCTAACTACATGCGGCCACGGCACTCCGGCGACTGGATGGACTCGTGAAGTCGTTGGCCCTGCTCGCGCTTCTCGCTGGTCTCGCGCTCGCCCTGAATCCGGAGCGGTCCGCGTGTTATGAGGACGCCACGCTGTACTGGCGCGAGAACCACTGCGAGGGATTCGGCCCCGGCGATTGCTCCGTTCGCGAACCGCGAACTGCGAACGTGCGCGTGGAGTTCCCCGGCCGCACAGTGCGCCTGCTGGTGCGATGCAAGGCTGCGAAGTGCGTTGCTGATCCCGACGAGATTGCTGAATGGGTGAAGCGCGCGAAGGATTCGAAGTAAAGGAGTCTATATGGACCAACTATTACAACCGATTGCGTACCGATACATCACTCCTCATTTTCTGCTCCAGACTCGCGCGGGCGAGCAGGCGACCGCAGATAAGGTGTATCTCACCGAAGTGGTGAACTACCTCACGGCCGCCGACGGGTGGATCGCCAATCATACTCGCCTACGCGAGATGAGCCAGAACCCGGAGGGCTACGTCGCCCCGCCATTCACGCGCCCCGTCCCACAGCGCTTGGTGGTCGAGTTCGACGGCAGTAACAGCGCGGAGCGGATCGTGTACACGCTCCCGCCCGATCCAAGCATCCAGCCCCCGACGCTGCCACCCTACGTCAAGCCTGAAACGACGCCGAATCTTGGCATCGTGAGCACCGCTACCGTGAAAGAGCAGGAGGACAACGACCGATTCGCAGCGTTGTTCGCGCAGGTGCTCGCCATCAAGGCCGACGTGAAAGCGATTAAGGGCAAATTGGGGATCGCGTAAAGCCATGCCTGAAGCCATTGCAAAGATTCCGTTGAAGGTATTCCTTCTAGGCATCCTTTGGGCGGCGATCTCTGCGTGTGCGCCGGTCGGTCTGTTGATCTGGGATTGGACCGCCAACTGGGATGATCCCCTTGACTTGTCGATGATCGGTCGGCAGGCGCTTTTAACGGGGGGGATGGGCGCGTACGCATTTTACAGGAAACACCGCGCGCTCCTGCAACTCCCCCCGGAGATCGAAGCCGCAGCCAAACTGGCGAAGCAGAAAGAAGACGAAAGCGTCAGGCCATGAGTGAAGTGAGGATGCCGGAACCGCCGATCAAGCCGCACATTGCAGAGACTCGCGACTTTGGCCCGGATAAGGGTGTCATCTCCAAATCTTCACCGCAGCGTATTCACACCCTTGAGCAATTGCTGGTGTTCTGTGAGGTGGATGGCAGTGAGTGGGAAGTAGAGCGGTGGGTCTGCAATAAATGGGAAGTCGGCGGCTTCCCGCGCGCTACTCGACAGGCAGGCGCGGACCTTCGAGATTGGGTGCGGCCAACCGGCGATATCGGCATCCACCCGCTATATCAGGTCAAGGCATGGCTGAAGCGAAAGCACCACATCATTGCGGCCAAGGTGGAGATCGAATCGCTCCGCAAGAAAGCGCAAGGCTACGCCCCTAAGTATCCAGCACTACCGAAGCGCAGGCTGAAGCAATCGGGCAACCTGGGCGAGTTCGCAATGGTAGATCACCATCACGGTGCGTTGATCTGGGGTAAAGAGACGGGCGGGGCGGATTGGGACCTAAAGCTTTCCGCATCTGAGTGGCAGAAGGGATTCATGGCCCTCACGTCCAGAGTGGCGCATTTGCAACTGGACGAAGCGGAGCTGATCCTCGGAAACGATCAACAGAATGCCGACAACCGGCAGGGCACGACCGAGCGCGGCACGCCGCAGCAGATGGACGGGCGCCACCAGAAAGTTTTTGAAGTTTCGCGGGACGGCTCGGTGTGGGCTATCGAACTCTTGATGAGCCAAGCCAAGAGGGTCACAGTCCGGATAATTCCGGGGAACCATGACCCGCTCACGTCTTGGACATTGGGATACACGCTAGAGGCTTGGTTTCGCAAGGCGCCGAACGTCATCGTAGACGTTTCGCCAACCGTCCGGAAGTATCGCCAGCACGGGAAGGTCATGCTCATGTGGGCGCACGGCAATGCGGGGAAGCTTGAGGATTACGGCGCCACGATGGCGGCTGAGCAGCCTCGCATGTGGGGAGACACCCGCTGGCGCGAGGCGCACACAGGCGACAAGCACCACAGGCGGCTGATCGAGATGAAAGGGGCTACGGTACGAATTTTGCCGTCACTGCGTCCGCCCTGCGCATGGTCCGCAGAGAATCACTACATTGGATCGATCCGCGCTGCCGAGGCGTATGTGTGGAATGCCGATGAAGGGCTGATTTCGACGGCATCCTATTCAATTTTGGGAGAGAGTAAATGACTGTCGGACGTATTACTAATCTCACGCCCCCGAGTGATCCGTGGGAGGCGTTGGAGCGAATTTGCAAGCCAGTCGCGATTGAACCGAAGAAGCCGCACGAGTTCACGCTGTCGATGTACTGCTCGAAATACGGGCGCAAGCGATGCAAGGCACAGGCCGAGATTGATAACTACGTGGCAGGCGGCATCCTGCGCGTGCGCTCGACGGTCGTGGATGGGAGGCGCACTAGAGTCTATTGGATGACTCCGGAGACAGAGCCGCGCAGCAAGTCCAGGGGCAAGAAGTGAGGCGAGTCCGCGAGTTCGCCTTCTTCTTCGCTGTGCAGTGCTTGGCCTACGGGCTAATCACGTGGAACTGGCGCATGATCGCGCAGGGCTTGTACGGCAGCATCTTTATCTCGGACCTGTTCTATGCCGGTGTGAATTTCGCCCTGATCCAGAAGGTAGCCAAGGCCGAGTCGAGATCGGCGTGGATGGGCTACGTGCTCGGCGGGGCGGTTGGCTCAGTGTTTTCAACATGGATAACAAAACAGGTTTACGGACAATGACATGTGGCCCGGAGAGATCCCAATTGACGACGACGACTCAGCAGATGGATGGCTCCGCCACCCCTTGCACAAACCAAAACAGGGAGTTCGGGGGGGCAAAAAGAAACGGTCGCCGGCCAGCATACCATCTAGTCCCAAAGGAGTTGATGGAGGAAGTCGCGGCCACGCGGACGGAGGGGGATCGAAAGTACGGGCCGAACAACTGGATGCGGGGTAGCCGGGAATTCTTCGTGGATTGCCTGGGGCACGCAATCGACCACCTCATGGATTGCGCGTGGGACGAGAAGGAACCTCTTGAAACCCATCTCGGCCACGCGGCGACAAACATCGGGTTTATTTTATGGGCGCTGAAGCGGGGAATCATAACGAAAGCGGATCTCCAGAACGCCGCGATGTTCGTGACACCAACGCCTTCGACCGCATTTTCGACGCGGCCCTGACCCGCGAGGACCGCGAGATGCTATGGGTCTTTCGCATCGCAGGTGGAATCGACCCGGTGAGCGATAGAACCTACCTCTGAGCGATAGCATGGCAGCCAAAAAACAAGCCGAAGTCAAAAAGCCCGTCGGGATGGTGCTGACGCCGGAGGAGTTCGAGCGCCTGCGCCAGAGGGCTGGTGATAAGGCCGCGAATCAGCCAGTGCGGCAGCTTTGGCCGAAGCAGGTGCAGACCCTACTGCGCAATGAGCACGAGATTTGTATCGGCGGCGCAAAGGCTGGCGGCAAGACGATTTCGGGGATCTATTTCCTTATCAAAGGGAATGCCCATGCCGACGATTGCCCTGCACACAAGGCGCTACCCTGCGCATGCCCATTCCCGGATTACGACAAAGACGGGAACCCTATTCTCGTTAACCGCAGCTACATCTACCACCCCAAATACCTCGGCTGCGTCATTCGGCGAAACGCAACGGATCTGCTTGACTGGGTGCGTGAGGCGAAGGAGATCTACGGGCTGATTGGCGGGGACTTCAAGGAGGGCAAGAACCGTTTCGAGTTCCCGGGCGGGGCGATGATCTTCTGCGGGCACTACGATGAAGACAACGCCTACATGAAGTATCAGGGCATGAACATTGTCCGGTTTCTGCTTGAAGAGGTGACGCAGATCCCGGACATCAAGCGCCTGAAGATGCTGAAGTCGTGCTGCCGGTCAGTGTACCCGGAGATGCGCGCCCAGATGCTCTCGACGTGCAACCCCGGAGGCCCTGGTCACGGGTGGGTGCTGGACCGCTACGTAGAACCGACTGACGAGCACGGTAATATTATCCCCCCGGGTACGCCGATCATCGAAAAATTTGAGAACCCGTTCGTCCCCGGAGAGGTGATCGAGTCTACGCGGGTTTTCTTGTTCTCCTCCATCAAGGACAATCCGGCGGCTCTGTCCAACAAAGAATACATCGCCAGCCTGATGACGCTCGATGAAGAGGAGCGGCGGGCGTACTTATTCGGGGATTGGCACGCGATGTCGGGCGAATTTTTCGCCTCATGGAGGCCAAGGGGACCGAAGCCCGGCGAGCCCCCAGAGGCCAATCACGTTGTCCCGTTCAATATCGCGAGAAACCGGATTCAGCCGTGGTGGTGGCGCACAATGGCGATGGACTACGGCTATTCGCACGAATGCTCGACCGTTTGGGGCTGCCACGATCAAGAGACTGACCAGTTTTGGGTGACGGATGAGCTGGTGGTCAGCGAGACGGAGCCCGACATTATAGGCGAAGAGGTCGGCCGCCGAACCAAAAGCATCTTGGCGGGGCTGGAGACACCCATGATCTCGATGGGGTTGTCGCACGACGCCTACGGGCACCGGCAGGACGACCGATCCGTAGCGGAATTGATTGCCCGGGGCATAGCCCGCGTCTTGGGGCCAAATATGGTTCACGTCCCAGACCTGATGGTGGACAAACTGAAAGATCAGATGGAGGCGGAGGGGCATTCCACCGCTTCCGGCGAGGCCGATGCGATTTTCCAGAGGATTCGATCGCAGCAGCGCATGGGCATCACAATCCGCCGAATGCGTGACAACCGCGTCGTTGGCTGGCAGTTGGTTCGGGCGATGATGCGGTGGCGGCAGACGATGCCGGATATCAAGGACATTTTCGATCCGAACTTGGCTTCGAAGATTGCCTACGAGAAGGGGCTGGAGGCATACGGAGCATACCTCAATCTATTCAAACAGAAGCGCGAGGTACTGCCGAAACTCCAGGTTGTCGGCCCGCCGCTCGACCAGCACGGTCGCCCCGATTCTACGCAGCAGCTCGGATGCCCCCGCCTGATCGCGTCAATTCCGAAGGCACAGCATGACGACCTGAATCCGGAGGATGTGAGCCGAAAGCATTTTTCAGGGCTGGATAGCCTAGACTCTTTGCGGTATCTCCTGATGACATTCCGGGGCCAGTCCATGCCGGAACCTTTCGAGGCTCTGCGGCGCCGGAAGGTCGCGGAGGCGCAGCAGCGGAACCCGGGCTACGACACCGCCGATCTGGTTTGGGTCAACCGCCGTATCGAGTCCGCGTGGAAGGACCGCAACGCGGCCAAACTCAAGCCCATTCACGTGATTCGGCAAGGCCGGATGGCCCGCGCTCGGGTTAAGGGGTTGATCGCCGGCCCGCAGTCTTAAAACATTTCCTACAGCCGTCGTTTTAAGGTAAACTCCCATTAGGGAGCCCTGAGCAGCCAGCACGAGCGCCCGCGTGCGGGCCTATGCCAACGCTCAAATACAGATCATACACGGCTGCCTCCCGAAAGCCCAATATGCAGCGGTTTGGCATGTTCAGGGCTGAAGCTGCGGCTGACCTTGAGGTAATTGACGACGCTTCCAGTTCGTCGGTGGCAATCACCGGGACGCAGGACGGCGTTAATGCGGACTTCACGGTTGACGCGCTGCCTGCCGTACTTGTACGGAATGGCCTGCGGCAATCGACGCCGGGTGATTACTCGATCACTGGCAATACGCTGACGTGGGTGGTCCCGCCTACTGCGGACGACATTATTTTCGGGTTGACGGCAGAGGTTTAGCGAATGGCGACTACGAAAACCGATTGGCCGACACAGGTAAAGCGGGCGCCATTCCACGATGTCCGCGCCTACGGAGCCGTTGGCGACGGGACGACCGACGATCTCGCCGCGTTCGACTTGGCGACGGCAGCGGCCTTTGCCCTGGGCGGCAGAGTCTACATCCCGACGCCTTCCGTGTCCTACGCGATCTCGGGAACGTGGAATATCGGCGACGGGACGAGCACTACGGACTCCACGCTGAACAACATCGAGATCGAGGGTTCTGGCGGGTGGATGTTCAACGACTTCGGGGAGGCTCCCCCGAAGGGTCCGAAGATCAAGTGGATTGGCTCTGCTGGTGGCCTGATGATGCGTATTCGCGGGCCGATTGGCGGGGTTCGCATCCGCAACCTGATGCTCGACGGGAACAACGTTGCCGGCGATGGGCTGAAGGTGGATCATGCCTGGCGGTCCCACGGGGCGCAGATCGGCATCTACGGATGCACGGGCGTCGGGATGCGCGTGCAGGCGTACCAGGATCTCGCAGGCGGCGTTTCCATGGGCTGCGGCGAGAATACGTGGACCGCTGTCAACATGTTGATGTCGGGGAACTCCTCGTTCGGGTTGGTGGTTGGAGCGGCGACGTACGGCGCGGGAGTTTTCGACGTAGCACGGAACTACTTCAAGGATTTCGACATCATCGGTGCTGATGCCAGCGGCGGCTATGGCGTGCTTGTCCAGTACGCCGATTCGTGCGGATTCGAGGACTTTGCTATTCAGGGCTGGGGTGCTGCCGGGTCGAATGTTCAGTGGTACTGGAAGGCAGTTGCGGGAAACCACAACTTCCCCGGCGGGAATACCTGTAAGAACATCGCCGTCGGCACGGTGCATTCGGACTCGTGGTCAATCAGCGCGGCTGCCGCAGGGGCCAGCACAACCATTACGGCCGCTGGCAGCGGCTACACGCTGGCTGGCGAGTACGCCTACCTCTCGGGGTTCACGGGCGAGTGGAGCGTGCTCAATGGCCTTCGGCAAGTCAGCGAAGCCGTGGACGCGAATAACTTCAAGGTGGCAATCAACTCCACGGGGTTTACGGACCCCATTGGAACGCCGGTTGTCGCGGCTGGATCGATCGCGGGGAATATGTTTCTCCCCTTGACTCGGGAAACGGGCGACCCGGACACGAACGGGCCATGGCCGGCGAATGGGGTCGGGGTCAAGGGCTTCGACAACTACGGCATCATGCACAACTGGAATCGCATCGGCTTCAATAAAGTGAGCGATCCGGACTGGCTGATCGATGCGGTCCCAGATGCCCAAGGAAACACGCTGAATGGCGGCGCCCGCTTCAAGCCGCTCCCGGGCGGTGGAGTGATTATCAGTCTCGACAACACTTCGAACAATGGGCAGAAGGAGTGGCAGATCACGAATGATGCCTCAACGAACCGACTGAAGATCACGGCGGTCGGTGGTTCGGGATTGGCACTCGAAATCGACGCGACCACGGGGGCTATCTTCATGCCGGATCTGCCGTCCTCCACTCCCGGTTCAAAGGGCCTCTGGTACGACGCTGGATCTGCCAACGTCGTGAAGTTTACGCCGTAGGGAAGGATTTTGACGATGAAGAAACGAGGCATCGGCTTGATGATTACGGCGGGAGGCCCGCCTCCGCCGCGCTACAAGGCGCTGCCCGATGAGCCGAAGGAGTCGCCGCGCCGCGCTCCGAGCGAGGAAGGGGGTGATCCAGCGCCGCCGAAGGACGTAGGGCGCTCGGAGCAGGACGTGGCGGAAGCGCCGATGGCGAGTGCATCGATGGGCGACATGCTGTCCGAGGTGATGGCCCCGCTGATTGAGGCGGGCGCCTCGGAGGAGCAGGCCAAGGCGATGCTCAGCAAGATGTTTTCCGCCTTAGCAAAGTGCTGCGGCGTGGAAGACTCTCCCGTGGATCACGACGCCGGCGGCATGGATCTTGAGGGAGGCGAGTAGCCGTGCGCCGCCTTGCACTGCTGCGGAATTGGGTACACCAGTGGCTCTCGAAACTCGCCCGCGAGAACGCCGCGCTGCGTCGGCAGGTGAGCGACCAAATTGTCGAAATCAGCGATCTGCGCGGGCGCCTCGCGTTATCCATCGAGGCGCAGCAGAAGGCGTCGGAGCAACTGATCGCGGAGCGGGCGTTGCGGCAGTCGTCTGACGAACGGGCGGATCGCTACCACGAGGAGTTGACCGATGCGCTGAAGTCGAATGTGGATTGGCTCGCACGCGGGCTCTATCACCGTCGCCCAATGTTTGGCGTAGGCGCTCCGCCTGACGAGCCGAAGCAGGAGAGCAAGCCGCAAGCGATGCCCGGCAAGCGGATGGCCCGCGAGATCGCCCGCGAGATCGCCCGCGAGACGGACAAGGGTGTCACCAACGAAGTGCTGGCCGATATGCTCGCACAAATTCGCAACGGCGCTGAAGCGATGCCCGTCGGGCCGGAGTTCACAACGCAATGAGCCCACAACCACCGAACGCCCCCGGCATCCTTGACGTGACGCGGCAGGCGATCACGAAGGCGCAGATCCTCAAGCCCGACAGCAAGGTCAATGTTGCGCTGGCGAACCTCATTCAGACGAAGATCCGGGCGGAGTCCGACCCGGAGCAGTCAAAGGTGTTCGCGCGCATCCGTCGAAACAATCTGTACTACCGGGGAATGCAGTATTTGACGATGGTCAAGTTGCCGGATGGCTCTGTGGACTATCGCCCGGTGAGCGGTGGGGGAATGGCTCCATTCTCTCCGCAGCAAGGTCAGCAGGACGAGATGTATGACAACATCTTGCCGCTGTTTCGTGGGGATGTTCGGAAATGGTGCGGTGTCCTGGGCGTCAGGTCGCCAAACGCAAAGTGTGAACCCCGCACGGTCGGGGATGACCACCAAATCAGGCTCTCGCGCATCGGAGATCGCGCTGTTTCCTACCTACGAAACTCATGGAAAGCCGATAACCTTCAGCGGTACCTCGCGTATTCGCTGGCGGTGAACGGTACCACGTTCGGCTACGTCAACTTCGTCGCCGACGAGAAGAAGTACGGCGTCACGGAAGTCCCGAAGATCGAGACGAAACTGGTCCCTGCTGGCGAGGCGTATTTCGTATGCGCCAAATGCGGGACGGAAAATCCGCTGATGACGGCGCAACAGACGCAGCGGTGCGCGCAATGCGAGTTTCCGCTTGGGCCGGAAGACTACCGCGAACCGGAGATGGTTCCGGGCCTGGTGCAGACATCGGTGCAGCGCTATGCCAACGGCGCAGTTGAGCTTCAGCTTGCGACGGGCGCGACGGTCAAAACGCCGTACTACATCGCGGACCTGGAGCACTGCCCGTGGCTGTGGTACGAATACCTCGTCAATCGCTATGAACTGGTCCGCGCCTACGCGCCAGCTCCGAAGCAGGGCGACAATTCGCCAGAGGCGCAGTTCCGGACGGAGTTGCGTGGGCACCTGTTGACGGACACAACGTCCGGAGCGATGGCGGGCGGTGCCAGTACCGCTGAGATCCGGCGAACGACCAATACGCTGTCCTCCCCCACGGGCGAGCCGTTTGAGCGTAAGTCGCTGGCATCTTTCGGGCAGTACTTCCTATCCCCCGGAATGCTGGAGGCGATGTCGGCCGATGACGACAAGTCGGGGGATGTCCGAGAGCAGTTGCAGGCGAAGTACCCGAAGGGGTTGCACCTGATCTACGTCGGTGGGAAACTCGCGGATATCCGGGGAGCCTCCATCCCCGAGCGGTGGACTGTCTGTCAGCCGGATACCGGCGACTTCATCTACCGGGATGCGGTGTTTGACGACTATATTCAGGGCGTCGATGTGGTGAACGACTGCCTGAATATGCTGATTCAACAGGCTGAGAAGTCGAACCCGATCACGTTCTTCGATCCCGACATCGTGGACCCGGATTACCTCCGCAACCGGGCCGTCCAGACCGGCGAGTTCCTGGAAGGCAAGCGGGGCGTGGGTAGTCAACTCTCGCAGAGTTTCTTCCGCATCTCCGGCAGCGAGTTGAACGAATCGCTCCTGAAGTTCATGGAGTTCTACATCGAAAAGAACCGAGAGAACGTCGGGATCATGCCGGCGATCTACGGCGGAGGGGATGCCGACGAGGCGGTCGGCGTTGCGAAAATCCGGCGTAATCAGTCGCTCATGCAACTGAACGTGCCGTGGAACTACATGCGGGACTTCTGGAGCAACACGTACCAGAACGGGATTCGGCTACTCGCGCAGTACTCCAACGGGAAGCTCGTCATGAATCGCGGTGGCGTGATTGAACTGGAAGAGTTGGACGGCATCTGGGAACTCGGGCAGGGCGGGATCGAGATCGAGTGCGAAGAAGCGATGCCGATGACGTGGGCTCAAAGGCAGGAACAGGTGGAGTCCATGCTGTCCCGTCCTCCGCAGGCGTGGCCCCTGTTGGGGCTCACCGACCCCGCTGGCAACCCGCTGCCCGCGAACGTGGAGCAGTTGCAGGATGCCGTAGGCTTGCCGGATTGGCAGGTGCCAGGACTCGCCGCTCGCGAACGGTTACTCGACATCATCGGGCAGTTGGTCAAGGGCGAGCCGATGGAGCAGGCGCCCATGCAGGAGTTCGACCCGATGGGCAATCCGCTGCCTCCTGGTCCGCCGCCTCCACCGCAGCCATCGATCGCGCCGAATACAACCATATTCGACGCTCCATTCGCCGTGGCCGTGCTCCGCGATTGGCTGGTAAGCGACAAGGGGCGGGAAGCCGAGCAGGGGCTACTGCCAGATCAGTCGCCTGGGGGGTTTGAGAATGTTCTCGCCTACACGCAGGCGTGGATGCTCATTGCGAACCCGCCGCCTCCGCCAATGCCACCTGAAGGTGGACCGGGCGGGCCTCCACCGCCAGAAGGACCGAATGCCCCGCCACCTGACGAGAAGGGCATCGTCGCTCCCCCTCCACCGAATCAGGCGGGCATGACCGCACCGCCCCCTAACGCGATGCCTGTCGGCCCGCCTCCGGGGACGATTCAGTAGCTGGGCCCGCCCAACTTACTCTCTCCAAAACATTTCCGCTTGCTTTTGGTTTGGCCATGATCTACGTTTGTAGTAGATGCAACTTCGACTGTTGTCGTAGTTGGGCTCACTCCGCAGAAGTGGAGTGAACAGGAGAACCGATGGACGTCGCATCGATGGCCGAACGAATGAGCAGCGCAGTGAGCGCTATGCCCACGTCCGCGCCAACAGAATCTGCCGTTTCCACCCCCGCCGCCACAACCCCTGAACCGGCCGCCCCGTCAACTCCGGAGCCTGTAGCTACGCCAGCCGCTCCCGTGGCGACCGAGCCGGAACTGACGTTTGAGGATGAGCCCGAGCTGACGTTTGAAGATGAGGAGCCTGCGCCTCCCCAAGCTGCCGCGCCCGCTGCGCCAGCAGAGGACAAGGAGGCAGCCGAACTCTCCGCGCTCCTGAAGGCCAACGGACTGCCGAAGCAAGTCGAAGACGCCTTCATGCGGACGAATCGCGGGCGCAACTTGCTGGCGATCTACAAGTCCGAGCGCGTCCTGAAAGAAGCGCCGAACTTCGATCCGGCGACCGGCGAAAACAAGGGCGGACTCGGCTTTATGCCGACTCCGGAGCAGATCAAGGATTATCACCGGGCGCACTCCGACTGGAACGCGATGACACAGGAGTTCGTGACGAACCCCGCGTCGTTTGCGCTGAACTGGTTCGGGCCGGACGCGACGGGCAATTTCCGCGAGGGCGTGGACAAGGTGCTGGCCAACGTGCCGCAGGTGCTCGATCAGGCATTCTCCCATGCCGAGCGCACCGGCAATCAGCAACTTGCGCAGCAGGCGGTCGCCCTGCATCGCGCTGTTTTTAATCCTCTGCTCCAGCAGTATCTTGATGGGCTTTACACCCGGGCCACTAAGACAGGCGACACCGCCGAGCGGGAAAGCCTAATAAACGCGGCCCGGTTTGTTGAAGCGGACATGTTCGGCAAGTTTCGAGATGACAGCAAGTTAGCCCCTCCGGGCGCGGCTGATCCTCTGGCAGAACGCGAGGCGGCGGTGGCGGAGGAAGAGCGCCGCCTGAGCGCCTGGCGGACGAAGCAGCAGAGCGAAGCGCAGAAGGCCGTCGAGAACGACATCTTCAGCACCATCGACCAGAATCTCACCAGGGATTGCGAAAAGGCGCTTGCAAGCGTAAAGGCGGGCATGTCGGAGCGGGTGTTCCGCGCTGCCGTCAACGACTTCAAGCGCGAGATCCAGGAAGCTGTCCGCAAAAATCACGTAGCAACACGTGACTTCAATTTCAAGTTGTCAGCAGCCCGAACCGCCCGTGGCGCAGATGCGCGCACGGCGCCGGTTCAAGTCTACCAGCAGACCGCTCGGCAGGCTATTCAGGCTCGCTATCGCACCGTTTTACAGGAACTGGCGACAGGAGTAGAGCGCCAGAACGGAGCCCTGCACGCAACGGCATCCGCAGCAGCCGCGCAAACCGCACCGGCAGTGAACGGAGGGCAGGCGCCCCCGCAATCCATTGTCCCGAGTGTGACGATTACGCGGAAGCCCGGAGAAGATCGCGCGGAATACATGCAGCGACGTCTTGCGGGGGCTCTCAGCCCTAACTAGAAACCAGTTGTTTTCATAGAGGATTTATACCGTGGCAAGTCCAGCCATTACCGATATCACCCCGGCGCAGTTGGAAGTGGTCGAAAAGGAAATGCAGCTCCTGTTCGAGGAGTCCGACCAGCTTTCTGCTCGCGTCAAGAAGTCTTCGAAGGTCAAGAACGTTTCGCGGTATCTGTACCGCGCTCCGTACATGCGCTTCCGTGGCGGTTCGCTCCGGAAGGCCAGCGCCAACAGCGCTTCGCTCGGCAAGGGCACCGGCATGGTGCTCGGCAACTTCACGGCGGGTTACATCACGACCTACCGTGGGTACCGGGTGACCCGCGAGCAGCAGAACACGAGCGGCAGTTCCGCTCAGTCCACCATCGACGTGCTCAGCGAAACCGTGGCGCACGCGATCGATGACGCGATGATCGATGACGATATCGCGCTGCACCAGAACGGCACGGGCGTGCTCACGAATGCTTCGAGCGCCCAGACGACCACCGTTCTGACGTTCGCCGGCGCCAGCGACACGCTCGGCGTCAACCTCCTGCGCGAGGGCATGGTCGTGGATGTGTGGAAGTCGGATCTGTCCGTCAACCTCACTGCGGCGATGACCAATGTCCGCATCAACTCCATCGACTACACGGCGAAGACCGTCACGGTGGATCAGGCCGTCACCGGCATGAACTCGCAGACCAACGTGATTACGATCGTGGGTCTGGAGTCCTACGGCCCGGCGACCCCGACCTCGTTCGCCTCTACCTGGCCCGACAAGACGGTTGCGGGCGGCATCGGCGGCGACTCCTACCGGCACGGAATGGGCTATGTCCACTCCATCACCGGCACGGACTACTACCTCGGCGTGCTCCGTTCGAGCGTCCCGCAGATCAACTGCTCGCGTGTCAACGGGTCGTCCGGCGGTGTCACCTTCGATCACGGCCAGTTGATGATCGACCAACTCATCCAGCGGCGCACGATCAGCTCCGGCGACGATCTGCTCGGCGTCACGCACATGGCGCAGCGGGCGGCGATCCAGAAGCTCGGGACCACGATCAACAACGTGTTCATCGACCGGGGCGCGACCGACGCTGGCAAGGGCAAGGATCTGCTGCCGACGAACCACGGCTACAAGGACGAGGTGCGGTTCTGCGGCATCCCGCTCCTGATCTCTAAGCGGCAGGACAAGGCGAAGATCGACTTCCTGAACCTTCCGAAGTGGTTCCGCGCCGAGCTCCATCCGATTCGCTTCTACACCGACGCGAACTCGGGCAGCAAGTTCTTCGAGGGACGCGGCACCGATGGTACGGTGCAGTCGTTCACGGAGTTCTTTGTCGAGGCGTCGTATGACTTCGGATCTCTTGATCCGGGGGCCGATGGAGTAATTGACAGTTTGGCTGTGCCAACTGGCTGGTAATCCCCGTAAGGGCAGGGGCGGTCCAAATCCTCCGGGGCCGCCCCTGATTTTGAAAGGTGGTTTTGCTTTGAGAACATTATCGGATCACATTGTAAGCGGCGACCAAGCCGTGCAGTTGCATGTAGCTGTTTTGGATGAGCCGGGAGCGGGCGGAGCGAACCACGAGTATGAGGTTTCGACCTGCGCCGTTGACGGGGAAAAGGCGCTGAATGCGCTGCGCATCTCGTTCCAGAACGGCCCGATCAAAGAATTCGGCGTCAACGGTATCACGCAGGAGGCGCTGCTCGCCATCGTGATCGACCGGCTGCGGTCGTTCCAGGCGGGGCCGTTCTCCTGCCGCGAGAACGCCATCGCGCTCACGCACTGCGAAGATGCCCTAATGTGGCTCCAGCGGCGCACTGTGGCGCGGATCAAGCGCGGCGTTGAGGGCACGCACGCGAAGTAAACTCAATGACGACCGAACGACACATCTCCAAGCTGAACCGAATGCTCCTCGCGGAGTTAGGGCAGAATCCGCTGTACCGATGGATTCACAGCGAGTCGGCAGACTTCAAGCGGGCCATGCGTTCGATGAACGATGATGGCACGCCGGTATGGGACTACCGCTGTCCGTGCGGGCTGAACGTCTCGGTGCATTCTGCGGAATGCGTGGCGGGGCGATTGGTCATTGCCGAGCCTCGGTGGGAGATTCGCAAGACGGACCCAACGATGGAGGATCAGTGGGTGCTCTGCTCGTTGCAGTACCCGATGTCGCCGCGCGAGTGGCTGGAAACCTTTGGCACGCGGCTGCCCTACCCGAAGAACGGGTCGTGGGCGCCGGTAGAGACAGAGACGCGCACGGTCGCCATGCCGCCCGGGACGGTTCCCGGCGAGATTTTCAACATGGCGCTCATCCGCGCTCGTCAGCGATCCCGTGAAATCAAGGCGTCCGATATCGCCAATGCCTTCGAATCGCGGGAGCAGAAGAAAGATCAGAAGCGGCAGGAGAACATCCGCGAGCGGATCTCGGATGCCCTGCCAGTCAGTCCCGACCCCGGCAAGCGCAACGGCAATGTGTCGCTGCCGGCGGTCATGTTCAGGCCCAAACATCAATCTGGAGAGAATCTGGTCACTTTATGAGCACAAACGTCTTGGAGCAGCCCGCTTCCTCGATCCCGCTGGAAAACTGCATCACCGTCGAAGCCGACGTATTCATGCCCAACCCGTTTACGGGTGGTCGGCCTTACATCCCGAACAACGTCACCCTCTGTTCGATCTTCCCGGAGGAGTTGCGCCACATCATGAACCACGGTGGCGGGCGCAAGGAGTATCGGATTCCCGCAGTCCCGAAGGGTAGCTACGCGCTGCTGAAGGTATACGACACCTTCACCCTGACGCGGGATCTGTCGAAGGCTGCCGGCGCGGGCAATGACCCGACCGACCCGAACGCCTACGACATGCAACAGTCGCCGGTCCACTGTTACGGCGTGGCGGAAGACCTGTTGCGCCAGTGGGCGCAGGACGCCCCGGGGAACGCCAGCGGTGCGAAGCCGGGGATCATGGTGCTCCAGGGTGAGAAGCCCACGCGGTTCGAACTGGACCAACTCGTCGCTGTCCAGACGGAGTACTTCCGCTGGCTCGTCATGAAGGCCGACGAGTACTGGATCACCGGCAAGCGGGAGTTCATCACCAACGACCACCGTCGGGCGCTCCGCTGGCTCGGGTCGGAAGACCGCGAGTGGTACAAGAAGATCGACACGGTGCTGCTCAAGAAGTGCCCGGCGTGCTACGAGGACATCAACTCGATGGCGACGGTGTGCAAACACTGCGATCAGAACCTCGTGAAGTTCTACCGCGACATCGGCATGGAAGTGACGGAAGACGTCGATCCCGGCGTGTTCGCGTTCCAACGCGATCAGAAGGCGCGGATCGAGGCGAATAACGCCAAGATGCGGGCAGAGAAGGCGGGGCAACAGGGGGCGACGAAGTAGATGCTCTCGCCGTCAATAGTGGCGTCCGTCGTCGCAGATGAGGAGCCGCACATCAATTTCGCCAATTGCTGCATTGGGATAGAGCAATTGGAACTCATCTTGACGGTTATCCGCGCTCGCGGCAACGTGAGGGTGACCAATTGTGGCGGCGTGATGTCTCTGATTGAACTCGGAGCGTACTTGAGGAGCATAAACCCGTGATTCCGATCTACACGGACGTGACCGCAGCGTTTCGAGTCCACCTCGGGGACACGGAAGTCGCTGCGGGTCAGGTGTGGACGGACGCCTCGGGGAAGTGCGACCCCTATCTTCAGCAGGCATTCTCCGAACTCTACAAGGGGATGGAGTCTGGCGGGCTGAAGAATATCACGCGCACGCGCTACGGCAACCTGCCAGCGTACACGTCGTTCATCAAGCCTTCCACAATGGGAGCGGCGAACTTCTCTGAGCCCACGATGAATCCGCTCTGGGAGCGGGACTCCGCAGGTTCCGTAGCGATCACCGGCGCCGCTCCGAACACGGCAACTCCGGGAGCGCCATTCGTTCGCATCACGGCGGTTGGGCACGGCTATACGACGGGCGACATGGTGCTCATCTTCGGCATCGTGGGGCTGACGGACGACGTGAACGACCAGTGGTCAATCGTGGTTCAGAGCGCCGACACGTTCGACCTGATGGGCTGTACCGCGACCGGAACATACTCCAGCGGCGGCACGGCTACCAAATCATCCCAGGATTGGACGGAAGTGCTGAGCGTCCCGGAGGTCAGTAATTTCCCGCAGACTCCCGGCGGGAGCCTGGGCGTGTACGCCTGGATCAATGGGGCGTTCCGCGTGCCTCCGGCGACTACTATTCGGCAGATAAAGATGGTGTATTATCTTTCGGCCAGCGCCCCCACGTATGCGACCCCAACGGCATCGCTCGGCTTCGATGACTGCCTCGGATTCCTGGCATATCGCGGCGCGGCGTTGGCGACTCTCGATCGCGTGGGCGCGACGGGGAAGTTCAAGCAACTCAATCAGATTGCCCTCGGGCCGACGGAGCAGCATGCGGATCTCGGTGGGCTGTACGGGCTGCTGATTCGATCAAAGGACAGAAGCGCTGCGCGAAACCCGGTGGTGCTTTCCGGGTGGAGAAATTCGCGCAGGAATGCGGGGCCGGTGGAAAGGTACTAAAGCGATGGCATCGGAAACACGCAAGGGCGCGATGGTCGGGATACTCGTGACAGCATTGATTGCGGTACTCGGATGGGCGCTCACGGTCGAGAGCAGGCTGTCGGCATTCCAGACCCAGACAGAGCAAAGTGTTGAGCGCTCCCAGCGTGTTGAGCGAGACGCCGAAACGAGCAGGGTATACATGCAGTCCATCGATCAGCGGCTCGCCCGCATCGAAGGCAAACTAGACAGGCGCTAGGCCGCCGGAACATTGTCCCCTGCATTCGTTTAAAACATAATTCTCTACATTTGTAGTTTTAAGGGTACACTGGGTTCAGGTCGGGAATGAGTCCTCCCTGACCACTGCCGGTCAACCCGGCTTGGATGAAAGGGCCAAACCCATGGCAGGACAACGCCTTCGCCCCACTTCACGAGCGGCCTTAAAGTTCTGGAAAGTCGTCCCTGACGCCGATGTGCGCCTGGAGAAGCCGCCCGATCTTATTAGCAACGAATCCCTGGAGTCGATCAACGCCGCAGGTACGGGTGTAGTGCCGCTCATTAAGGCTGACGCTACCGACTCAACTGTCGTGGCGGGCGGTCGCGCAGTCTTCAATGTCGTCGCCAAGACGATTGTCGATGGATCTGCCACCTCGCTCTTTGACGTTGCCCTCGCCAATGACTCCTATTGCGGGGGGACGATTTTCGCTACGATCTTTGCCTCGGACGGCACGGACCATCAGGCTATGCAGGTAACCGTGAACTACGCGGCGGTGGACAAGGCGGGGACTAAGACCCTCGCCATCACGGACCTCGCTACGACCGACGCCAAGGCTGTTTCTTCGGGGACTCTGACGCTCTCGTGGACTTTCGTCACGGGCACAGGGAAAGCAACGGTCAAACTTCAACCGACAGGTTCGCTCACCGAAACGACCTACACCGTTTTCTACACGGTGCTGCCGAACGTTGGCGCGGTAACGATCCTGTAAAGGAGCGGCCCGTGTCGCTTATCGCTGAGTGCCAGCGCTTTGTTCTAAGCAAGATCCGGGGGGCGGCTAGTCTCCCGGATCAATTTGATAAATCCGGCATTGAAGACTTCGCGGAACTCGCGCACAACGTCGAGATCCAGTTGGACGCACAGGTTCAGGGACGACGTGGGTTCGGCGCGGCATGGAATCCAAACAAGGGCATCACGTCGATGTTCAACTGGATTCTCGCGGCGGCGAATCGGATTGCCTACTTCAATAAGACTGACGGCATCGTAACGCTCCGCAACCTCACGGCGGGGACCGAGGTAGACATCCTCACTGGCAGCACTGCCGAGACTGCGGATTTCGCCTCGCTCGGCGCCCGCCTCCTCTTCGCGCAGATCACCTCCGCAGGGGCAGGGGCGGCACAAGCCCGTATCTGGGATGGTGTGACCGCTCCCGCTTCTGCGGATAAAGCCTTCGAGCCCCCAATGGCGAGCACGGCGATGTCGTTCTCGACGTCTGAGCCTGCGGCTGGCACGGTTTCTAAGGGTGTCCACAAGCTCGCCGTCGTTTTCACGACGCGCACGGGATACGAGACGCGGCCTTGTCCGGTTACGGCTGGCTTCGGTTCGTCGGGATCGATCGCCGATCTCGTGGCCGGCAGCGTCACGGCTTCTGGCAATAAGACGCTGCGGGTCCAGATTACCCCTAGCGGAACATGGCCGACGAACTTCGTTTCCGCCGCGTTGCTGATGACCACAGTGCAGAACAACGCGCGGTACTTCTTCGTTCCGGGTTGCACGGCGGCCGTCACGGGTGGCGGAGCGGGCACAGTGACATTCCCGGACATCAACCTAAACGACGCCATCTTGGGATCATCGTCCTCCGTTGAGGCTGTCACCGCAGCTAAGAACTATTTCGGGTTGTACTCACAGGACGCCAGCGGAAACGGGCCGTTTTCGCCGTTCAAGGTTTTGGGATACTCGGACAGAGCGGTCTATTTCGCCACGCTCTCCGATGGCACGAGCGGAGTGTTCGTGTCGAACAAGAATGCGCCCCAATGGATCACTCTCGCAAACCACCTGATTCAGCTAGAAGAAAAGCGGCAGATCACGACGGGATTCGTCCTCCGTGGCTCGCTGTATCTCGTCGGGCCTGGCTGGACGTATGCGTGCAGCGACAATACCAGTCTTCCTGTATCGTGGGCGCCCCCACAGCAAGTGGATGGGCGCATTGGAACGCCGTCGGTGTTCGGCGTTTGCGCCAATTCGTCGCTCGGCTATGCCTTTGTCGCCGCCACTGACGGCTTGTACGTCTTCGAGGGGGGCGCTTACGGCACGCTGCCCATCTCCTACCTCAACTCTGCTGACTGGTCCCGCATAAACTGGGCCGCAGCACAAGGCACGGTCCAGGTCCTCGATTTTCCCGCTGCTAAGATCGTGCTCGTTAAGGTCCCTCTCGACGGTGCATCCTCGGCAAATGCAATGCTGGCATGGGATTACTCGCAGGGTCGCGCGTGGAATCGCGTGAACTACTGCGGGCTGTGGGACTCGACCGCATTCGCCAACATTGGGGCCATCGCAAATGTTTGGAACCCGACGGCGAAGGTGTTCGAAATCTACCTGAGCAGGTATTCCGCAGGCGCCGTCTTCAGGTCCAAGAGCGCTGCCGCTGGTGACGTGAGCATTTACAACGACAACGGCGCGGGATACCTCAGTCGGTACCGCACTGCCGGGCTTCCCCCCGCTTCACCGGAGCCTCGGCAGATCCATGGATTCCGCCCCCGGATCACCGGCAACGGGTCAATCATCCCGACCGTGTACACGCTGGACAACACGAGGTCGCATGTGCTCGCAACGATCACTGCGAGTACGGCTCCTGGGAAGTTTCCACTCGTACTTTGTGACGTGCAGAGTGAGGGGGCTTTCCTGGAGTTCAGCAATAACGGTGTGGCAGATGCGTGGTTCAAGCTGGCGGGCTTAGAGGTGTTCTATTCGGACGAGTGGGTGGTTCAGAGATGAGGCCCTATATCACCGCAGGCGAACGCCTTCGAATCAAGACCGATCCAGTCACGGTATCAGCCAATGCTGATCCAGTTCCGTATTGGAGCGCGCCCGTTTCGTCAACGCTGGACAGTCCACAGGCTGACGGACCACTTCCCAGACAACAGGAAATCACCAAGTCGGACGACTTTTCGCCATACTCGGTAGCCATTACTGGGAAATCCGACACTCTCGCCTATCACCAGTCGCCTGTGGAGTCACGGCTTTCGCGTCCGTATACACCAAGCCCACTCCCGCCCGCTAGCGCCGAGAAGCCGTTCGAGTTCCCGCCTGCTCCGATACCCGAACCACTCCCGCGTAGTTCTATTGGATCAGAGATTGGTGGACAAGTGACGGACGCCCCGATCAAACTGCCTCCGCGTCCGTTTAAGCCACCGGCAATTCCAACTACAGAGACACCCGACCAGCCAATCGTTTTGCCTGATGCGCCATCGATCCCACCGCTAAACCCTGCGGATATTCCGGCAGTCATGCAGAAACCAGTGGGTGATGTATATCACGCAGTTGGGATGGATGTGGCAAAATCGCTCCCCCATGCTCTGGCTGGTGCTGCGCCGTCAGCGAAGGCCCCCGCGCGGGCGACCTCGGCTACCCCGAAGCCGCAGGCGAAGGCAACGGTGTCGAATGTCAGCAAAGCACTTAACTACCCACATTCACCAATGCTGAAGCCAGAAAGGCGGTCAGGGAATACCGTCGTTGTGAGTATCCCGGACAAAAAAATAGTCGTTCGTGGCCCCAAGGGTGAGGTTTTGCGAGAGTATTCGGTTTACATAGGCAACGCCAAGACGCCAACTCCCCGTGGGCAGTATAGGGTGATGGAAAATTTGGACGCCAACTTTGAGTGGTATTACGGACCAGGGTTCATTAGCTTTGCGAAAGACGTACATCCCGGCGAGAAAGATCAGTATTACGGATTCCACGGCTGGAAGTACCGAAATTCTGGGGCTGATGAGCCTAATGCGCAGGACATAAAAGAGTGGCAAAAGGGGCACGACACAAGTTGGAAAACCACTACACAGGGCTGCGTTCAGTTGAGGAATAGCGATATGGCGGAGTTGGCGAAGCTGGTGGGGCCGGGAGATCCCGTTGCTATCCTAGATACCCCGCTGGCCCCTCCTCCTCCACCTGCACCCAAGCCGAATATGCAGCCGGTTGGGGGGATGTCTCTCCTCCCCTCGATGTTTTCCCTGCGGGGCCGAAGGTAGAGCAACAAATGCCCCCCAACACCTTCCCCTCTTCGACACTGAACCTCAACCCCCTCCAGGAGTACGATACCCCCGCGCTTCTCGACATCCGTCCCTACCTCGGACAACTTGGCGGCCCAAGCGGGAATATCCTCCGCGAGATGCTGGAGCGCGTTCAGTTCGCCTTCGATAATATTCAGGAGACGCTGCGGGGGAAGAGTCCGGGGCTGTCGTACTTGCAAGTGGACGCGGCGGACATCGCGAGCCTTTTCGTTGGTTCTGAGTTCGGCCCCGGCCAACTGGCGGTGTTCGGCGGGCCGCCAAGCTACGCGGGCGCGGGCTGGATCGGCACGGCGCTAGATGCTACGCCGATCAGCATTACGGATATCACGTCGGACGTAGTGACGACCGCGACGGACCACGGATTGAAGGTTAACGCGGCGGTGCTCATAGAGGGCACGGTGACGAACGACGGGTATTACATCGTGGACACGGTTCCCAATCCGGATGAGTTCACGGTCACTGGAGGCTTCGCAGGGGACACGACGGGCGGCGAGATGACGCGGCTGTTCCAGGGAGGATGGCTGGCGCAGTTCGCTTGCGGCGGGACGTATTTTGGGGATGCGCCATTTCGGGTGGATGTGGACGGCACGCTGAGTATCACCGACGCATTGATCTCCTTGAACGGCACGGGCGCGACGATCACACTTGACCCGAACGATGGCAGTATCACCATCCTGGAGGAAACCGTCGGACCACCCCAATTCCGCACGATCTTGGCGGATGGCATTATCACGCTCGATCAAGTCGGCGCCGGGGACTACCTCACTATTATCACGGCGGCTGGAGCGGTTTTCCAAACGGCGGCTCCGGCGAGCGGCGGTTCGTATCAGCTTAACTGGGACGCACAAATCGGCGGTGAGTTCCGCTCTGAATCGCTCGCGGCTAGTCAGGGGCTTGTACATTTTGGGGCTTACACGGCAGCAACCGAGTACGGCCCGCTGGTATCTTTGCGGCAGCGGCGGGGAACTCTAACCTCTCCGACAGCCACACAGTCGGGCGATACCATCGGTGGATTGGTGGGGTTCGGCCACGACGGGAGTGATGAGACATCCTATGCCGCTGGCTTTAGGGTGGTCGCAACGGAGAATCACGCTGGTGGCGCGCAGGGGACGCGGCTTGTTTTCGAGACGACCCCTAACGCGGCGGCGGCCCCGGCTGTAGTGGCGATTATTGACCAGAGCGGATTCACCCGCCTTGGCGGCAATACAGCGCCAGCATATGCCGCTGATGTCACGGGCGACGGTAACGTGAGTGGCGTCTATCGAGTCGCGGGAACGCAGGTAGTCAAGGCGCGAATGCTGGGGATCGCTGCTCCGGCTGGCGGGGGTGTGATTGACGTCCAGGCACGCGCCGCCATCGTGGCGCTCATCAACACGCTCAGCTTCGCGGCTGGCGGGCACGGGCTGATCGCTTAATTTATGGTGGTAGTTTCGCCGTCGTGCAGTTTGGTGATCGCCACCGATTTGATCTCGCTGATGTCCACGTTAAAGAAAAGCGCCACGCTCATGTATCCGCGAGGCAACTTCTCTGCGATGTACGTCATGGCAGGTTTCCCATTAACCTGAATTGCCACGCGGTATGCGACAACTGTCTCGTCCGTTGAGCGCACGAAAATCTGGGTTACCCTATAGACCACGATTCCCGGCAGTCCAGGCACGCTCGGCGGCGGCATCATGGTCATGACGGTCAAGTCTCCATGTGTGCCGTCCCAGGATGCGGCGGGCAGCATCGGCGCGGCGACCATCAACAGCAGTAAAAGCCATTTCATAGCAGCAATATAATCCCGCCTTTCGCTCCCTCGCGCAATACCGCGACTGGACTAGGGGGAGTTCCTGGTTGAGGATACTGCGGGTGGTGGAGGCTGATGAGCGGGCGCACGAGACCTATCTTCCCGATCTCGGCACGCTTGCGAATTCCCTGCGTAACGGAGCCAGGAGTTTCACGAGCGGGTATGCTTCGAGCTTCCGCGCATACCAGCGTTTTCCCTCTTCTGCCGAGTCTGGAGTTGCACCTAACGAACCCCGGCAACGCTAACGCGCTTGAAGGTGTTCCCCACGGAAAGCCCGACGTGCCTCTAGCGGGGTCTACCCAGGATTCCGCTGGCATCGTTGACATACCGCCAGTTTCGCGAGGTCATCCTTGACGGTTCCCCGCTTCCCTGCGCGTCCATTTCTACGGATGCGTCTATCTGTCCGGCAACCTTCCAAGGTTGCTACTACGAATGTAAAATAAGGCTCGCCAAAACGCAAGGCTTAAATGGGAAGAGGCCGCGCGCTTTGGATCGCCGGGTGGAAAGTCCGGCTTGCGTGCGGCCTCGGATAGACGCAAGTTCAGTATATCGCAACTTCTACTACTGGCATAGAATATAGCTATGAAGGCACCGCAAAAGCCCGCAAAGAGCGCCCCTCCGACGATTCCCCTGAGCGACGGCGAACTACAGTTGATGCAACCGTATTTGGCGCGTGCCAATTCTGCCATGCAGGCATTTCGGTCAGCGCAGGAATCGCTCGACGGACTAGCTAAGGTCATCGCGGGAAGGGCGGGAGCCCCCGATGGGCAGCGGTTCAAGCTGGACATCCAAGGGAAGCGCCTGATCCCTATTTCGTAAATACTAATCGTGTAGTATTCTGAGATTGACGACCTGGAGCAGCCCGCATCGGTCGCGGGAGGCTCATGGCACGCTCTACCCCAGAACCAACGTCCAAGGCGCGGCGATACCAGCCGGCCATTCCTGAAGAAGAGGGCTACGCCGTCGATTACGGCCAACCCACCGAACCAGCCTCACCCTACCAACCCAACGCCAGCCCCACGGGTGGACTCCCCGACACGAGCTACGAAGACTTCTACAGTCGCTCCATCTCTGGCTCGCCAATCTCCAGTCTTCCGCCTTCATCTGTTCCGTACTACGACGGCACAGACATCGCCAAACAGTTCCAAAACAATCGGAATACAGAGCAGAACCAAGGCGACATGTTCCAGCAGTACTTCGGCGGGGAGTCGAGTCGCCGCCTTGGACTGGAAAACGCCGCCGCGCTGAAGTCGAACCAGCTTTACGGGCAACTGGAACAGACCCCCGGCTACTCGCAGGAAGAGATTGACGCGCAGATGGGTAATCGCCCGGACGGCGGCAATAACTTCCGTGACCTCCTGAATGTCGATTACGGATCGAACTTCCTCACCCCGCAAGAGCAGGAAGAGATGCGGGGCGATCCGTACGCGGCGCGGAACGAACTCAACCCGAACATCCTGAACGACACGAACACGACGGCGTTCAACGCTTCGCGGGGCTACATCGACAACGCACAGGACAAGCTGAACCAGAACTACGACGTCACGAAGGACAGTCTGAACGGAGCCATCGGCGAGGACCTGAAGCTCTCGGGCCGGTACCAGGACGATCTCAGCAATATTCAGAACGTCACGGGCGACAAGGTGTGGGGCGCCGCGACGAACAAAGACCTCGACATGAGCGGCGAGTATGGCCGCCAAGCGGGGATGTCGGATCAAGAGGTTGAGGACACCGCCGCAATAGGCGGGCAGGCGCTTGGCGCGAAGTATCGCTCCGCCGTGCAGGATCTTGAGCGGCAGGCGGCTGCTTCGGGGAATGCGAGCCCGCTTGCCGTAGCGGCCATGCGCTCTCAGTTCGAGGACCAGAACGCCGTCGGGCAGGCAGATGCGGTAGGGCAACTAAAACTGGCCGCGAGGGCGCAGCAGCGTGACGCCGCAACCGGAGTCGAGAACACGCGCCTCGGGGCGGAGCGGTACAAAACCAACGCGCAGATGGGCGCCGGTATGGATCTCGGCAACATGGCAATCGACGCCGAGACGAACAAGGAGAACATGCGCCTCAACTCGACGCGCGATATCTCCAATCGTCGGCTCGGGGCAGCTTCGCAACTGGGGCAGATGGGCCAGCAGAACGCCATGTACACGACGGACGCCAATCTTGGCACAGAGCGGGATTGGGCGGGACGGGCAGCGGACGCCGGGAAATTTAATCAGTCGATGGCGTACGGGGCCACGCGCGATGCGGAAGCGGCCAAAGCTGACCGTGCAGCGGGGATCGCCACCAACCGGCAGGGCGTGGGGTTCGCGAATCAGGGCAACCAGTTCAATCGCGGGTATCAAGTGAACGCGACTCTTGCTGACACGAGCCGGGGTATCGCGGATGCGCGACGGACGGGGCAGGCGGAAACGCGGAACTATTACACCGGCCAGCAGCAGTACCAAGGCGGGCAGGCGCAGCAGAACAACCAGAACCTCCTGACGAACCGGCAGCAAACACAGCAGGGGCGGCAGGCGGCCACGAATGGCTCAGCGGCTTGGGAACTGGGCAATAAGAACGCGCCGGGTGGGTGGGCGAAGCACGTTGCCCCTGTAATCAACAGCTTCGCGCAGATGAAGCCGAAGTAGAGGAGAATCGATGGGACTCGGCACATTTCTCGGAGGTATCGGCAAGGCTCTCGTCCCGCGACCGGGGATGACGAGCTATCGGACGCCGCCGTTCCTGCCAGACGAATACGCGGAAGAAGAGGTTGACAGCGCAAGCGGAGGGGAGCCCCCCGCGAAGCCTCCGGCATCAGCCGCCTCTCAGTTGGGGGGCGGTGAGTTCAAGCCGGTGACGTATCGCCCCGAACTCGATCCTGACACGCAGAAGTACCTGGACGCCGTTCGCCAGCCTCCCCCGCAGCATCCACAGCACGGGAAGTTGCGCAGTATCGGAGAAGCTCTGACGGGCGGGTTCCTGGGTAACGACCTCTCGGAGAAGATTTGGGACTCCGGGTACTCACGTCAGAAGGCAGACTACGAACACAAGGTTTCCGCGGCGGCGCTACCCGCTGCGGTTCGCGCAAAGGCTGACAAGGGCGCTGCCGATGTGTCGGACACGATGGCGTCGAGCGCCTTGAAGGGCAAGCAAGCCGAGAACTACGACGCGAACGCGGTCACGACCGCTGTGGAGCGCGGCGGCGAACTGGAGCCCGACAATCCGCAGGCGCCCAATGGACCGCCCGCACCACCGCGCGAGGGAAGTGCGCTGACGGTCGGAGGCAAGAAGGTCTTCTTCCCCTCGCGCACGCAGCGGGTCAAAGAGGAAACTGCCGCGAAGAATGATGCGATGCAGGCGACGTATCGCCCGCTGCCAAAGGAAGTCACGGAGTCACTTGGGCTCCCCGCAGACTTCAAGGTTCCGCCCACGGAGGTTGACTCCTACGTCCGGATCTACGAGAGCAAGGTGAAGGATCGTGGATTGAAGTTTGAGAGCCACGTAGACGAGAGCACGGGCGACGTGACCACGGTCGGGCGCGATCAGGTCACGGGCGCAGTCAAGTTCCAGGACACGCTCAAGGGAGTCGCCAAAAAGCGCCCGCAGGTCAATAGTTTTATCAACTCCGGTGAGGGCGAGGCCATGCTAGAGCGCGTGGCGCAGTCTCTCGCGAATGGCGACCTGTCCCGCCTGAGGGATATCGCATCCCTTCGTGGCGATCAGCGGCTTCGGCTGTATGACCGCGCCATGCAGATTAACCCGAAGTTCAACACATCCGAGATCGACCGCCAGATCAAGACGGAGGACTTCTGGGCCAACGGCAAGGGCGCGGACCAACTCCAGTCCTTTGGAACATTCCTGGAGCATGCCGGTGCTGCGGTCGATGCGATGGAGCACTTGAAGCAGACCAATGCTACGGTGCTGAACCGTTCGATCAACTGGCTACGGTCGCACACCAACTCTCCGGAATATCGCAAAGCGCTTGCTGCGATTGAGCCGGTCAAGAAGGAGTTTGAATCCTTCCTGTTGAACAATCGCGCCCTTTATGCAGAGGACCGCGAGTCTGCCGAAAAGATGCTGAACAACGATCTGCCGCTGTCAGATTTTATGGCGGCGATTGGACAGATGGGGCACACGGTTCAGGCGCGGTACAACGAGGGCAACCAACGGTATCGCAATGTTCGCAAGAGGAATCTCAACGACTCCTACCCGTTGAGTCCTGAAGCACTCGCCGGGGCGGCGAGAATCGGAGTGAATCTTGGAATCGGGCAGCAGCCTTCAGCGGGAGGGCCGCAGAAGGGTGACCGCCAGCAGCACAACGGAGATACCTATGAGTTTGACGGCGCAGCGTGGAGGAAGGTGGTTGTAAGAT